CTCTTTGAGTATTTCCGGGTCAATCCCCGTAGTATCAGATTTTTCCCGCAATCTTTCTTCCTCTAGCCTAGCCTTATAGGTTTCGGCATGATTCTTGATTGCAACCTTAACTTCCGCAGGTGTTCCCTCGTATCCAAAATCCTTCAATGCTTCGAATATAGCCTTGTAATCATGAATACTCTCACGACTAAGCCTCTCCCCTATGATTCTGTCAACATCTTCCTGCGTAAATGTTTTTTCTTCCGGCTCATTGCCGTTGGGTGCGCCTCCATCCAGTAAACCATCATCAGCTTCTAGAAAAGGCATGAACGATAAAACTTCAAACATTATAAACCCTCCATTTTAGGCCCGTCGGCCATTATTTCCCCGTCTTTCCGGGTTGTCTTTTCTTCTTGCCAATCACTTTTTCTTGGCCTATCTTTTTAAGCGCATTTAAACCTTTGGAACTCTTTTTCATTCCACACCTCCTTGTACCTGAGAGGCTATTTCACGTATCATCTGTGTCTGTGTCTCAGGATCAGACATTAAAAAAGCCTCCTGTATGTCAGGAGGCAGTTGACTTACTATTTCTTTTATCTCTTGCGGTAGACTGTCAAACACCGCTTGCGGGTCTTGTTGTATCTCCTCACCGGGTGGTGTTTGCGGCTGCAATGACTGTAATATGCTTTCTTTAATCTCTTGCTTATTGTCCATATCAATGAGATCTATTATTGCCAGCACTATGTGAACATTCTGAGGATTAATGGGTAATCTCGCTAATTCCTGTAATGCTTGCAGGTTAAAGGCTGTGCTTTTGGCAATACCAGGTATGGCAGATATCTCCACATCAATCTTGGGATAATAGGTTTCGCCATTCGGCAACATCGAGGCGTAATTCTCTGAATTAAAGGTCATTATTTGGTCCTGCTCGCCTTCTTTTTGACCTCTTATGAGGATATACCTGTCTATGTTGTAAAACTCCAACACAGACCAATCTATGAGCTGATATAGCCTTTTAAAGCCTAATAGCCTACCGGCCTTTTTAATATTGCTCCTGCTTTCCCTGTCCTCTCTTAATTGAGCCAATCCGCTTGCAGTTGTTATTCTTTGCGGTTCTGCCCCTTTGGTTGCAAAATTACCATTGGTTTCTTGAATCTTGTCGTGAATGAAGTTAATGGTATTAATCAACCCATTGTTCTCTTTAAGCCCTCCAAGTCTGCGAACTGCGTTTATCATACCGGTTTTAACAATTACCTCTGAGCCTGGAACATTGGTTATTGAATTGCCATCAACAAGTGCGTTTTCTTCTCTGATTACAATATCGTTAGCCATTAATGCGTCATTCATTATAGCAGTCATAAACTCCCGGTCTGCCGCATCTATAAGCGGTTGTATGGTTTCAATTTCCCCCAAAGGCCAGAATGACTGCTCAACAGGGGTCTGGACACACATAGCGAAAGGATACATTTTGTTCCCGCTGTGCCGGGTATTAATCCAGTATTTTTCTATCCATTTAACCTCTATGTTGTTGATTTGAATTGAACAGGCAATATCCCCTTCGTTGTCGCGATACCAATACTCAATAATCTGTACTGTATCATCATCTATTGTCTGTGAAGTTTGCGAAGAATTATTTGCCGAAGAACGATAAACTTCAGTATCGTGATGATTGCCGTCATTGGGAATCCTGTCCCATTCAGCATCAGGAAACATTCTCATAGCTTTTCTTCTGTGGGTCCTAAATGCATATATCAAGGCTTCACAATCATCTATGTCATAGGCAGAACCGTCGGGGAATATACTAGTTGGAGGCGGATTGCCTATAACAATATCCCCCATAATCCCAGGTCCTTGTATGGAATCATCCCACGATACTTTAAAGAAAGAACAGCCGACCTTTTTAAGGGGTCTCTCGTTTTCCAGGACAAGCGTTTCGAGGTCATTTATATAACAGACATACCTGCATACTTCTTCCCTTTCCTTGGCCTTCTGAGGGTCTGTAAACACATCTCTGCCTTTAAACTCAAAGTCCGGCACATCAGGGTCAATCTGTGACTCCACATGAATAAAAGCCTCTGGCAATCCCGGGGGGATAAAGGTTGCTCCTGAACTTTCAGCTAATTCTATCGCCTGTTTTATACTGTTATTACGATTGTGGTAATAGTCATTTAACTCCACAAATTTCAAGGTTACTTCTGATTTATTGGCTTTAAATGCTTCAAAATCCCTTTTAACCTGCCATTCCCTGGCCTCTTTGGTACTCATATCCCATACAGGGGCGTTGCCGGTAGCTTTTTTGAAAGCATCTTTAATCTTCTTGGCCTTTTCCCTTAAACTCAATTCACAAACACCCCATTTCTAAACTTCTTAATTCCTAGCTTTTCAGCCAGCTTCTTCGGTCTTTCATCTGCATCTATTTTTGGATGGTCTAATTGCTGAGAAGCTATATAGCAGTTTATAGCCCTTGCCATAATGCAATCGTCATGAAAGCCACTAGCCGCCTCTGGTTTGCCCTTTTCATTCTTAACGAAGGTTGTCATTTCATTAAGTGTGTCTAGATCCTTAACTCTTTCCGGATATTCCCTCATAACAGTCCTAAGCATCCCTAAGGCAACAGGTCTAGTCAGTTTGTTAGTATTAAACCCGAATTTCTTGGTAAGCCTGCCGGTGAAGGCATCAGGTGTTTCTTCTCTCACATATTGGTTTGGATACCCTAACCTTTGCAGTTCCTTAACCGGATGGGTGCTAAAGTTTGTCTCAATACCAAGTAGGGCAAAGTTATAATACCTGCCAAGACAATACATCTGCCTGGCATATAAATCTTCGTCAAAATTGATTTTAAGAAAAGCAACATCTGTTTCAGTAACATTGTTTGTGAAAGCACCGGTATTCCAGTCGCTCCCATCCCCTGATGTGTCTCCACCACCAACATAAGGAAAGCCCTTTTGCGGTTCCTCGTATATCTTTATATATCCGCTCTTGTCCTCTACCCATCTAATGGAGTCATCCACTATCTTGTCGTTTACATAATCAAATTCAAAATACCCCTGCTTCAATGGATACTTGGTACGTTCTTCAAGGATTCGTTTAGCCACATTAGCCTTATCGAAATAAGTCCCTCCCGGAATACCCCAAAGCCCCAAAGCATAGACATTATATTCGGCTTCGTCATACTTTTTGAGTTCCTCCATTTCCTTGGCATAGGCTTCGTCAATAAAGGGATTGTCCTTATAGGTACTATGGCTGATATATGTACCGTATTTATTTACATTGCCCTTATAGTTCTTAACCTGGTCTGTGCCATACAAAATAAGAGTATCTTCGGGGTTATCAAAAAACCTTTGCTTTAGCCATGACAACTCGGATATAGGGTTGAAAGTAAGCATGATTTGCATGTACTTTGGGGAACCATCCCTGTTTTTCCCTGTATAGCCCCTTAACCTGCGGTTTAACTCCCTGAAATCTTCCGGGGTAATCTCATTGGCTTCTTCTATCCAAATGGAGGTAACGTCGTAAATAGATTTCAGTTTCTCGACATCATCTAATCCTGAGAATACGATCTGGTTCCCCTTTGGCTTGAAAATGACCTTTTCATTGCCCATGCTTCTGTTTATGGTGAAGTGGTCTGCTAACCCCCATCTTTTTATTTCACCCTCAATCAATGGGAATTGGGATTTGGTTACTGACTTGCCGGTATCCCTGACACAAAGGATGTTATGCTTGTCCTCTTTTAGCATTCGAACTAGTATTTTGTTTGCGGCACAGTAGCTTTTTCCTGAACCGCTGCCCCCATATAGAACTAAAAACCGACCCTTAAACTTAAAGGCCGGATAGAAGATAGGGGGGATCATCTTTGATAGATTTGTTAAATCAAACTCCATAGGCTAATCCTCTATATCACTGTCAACGACATACTGCATATCTTGCTTAGCCATCTCTAACAACCCCAATCTCTCAATATATGAGATATTGTTTGTCCATCCAGTTATGGATTGATCTGTGTCTAGCTTGATTTGGTATATAATCCCGACAACGTTGCCCTGATTGACTTGATCTAATATATCCTGTACCGCCTGCTGCACAGATGATATAGTATCAAAATCAGACATGATATACCTCCTACTCCAACTCATCTGGTAACTTAACAACTATCGGCCCCCCATTGGCCCCGGTGTGTTCCAGGTGTTGCTTGTCTCTCCATCCTAACTGCTTTAAACTAAATATGGCTTGTGTGACATTAATTTTGCCTTCTAACGCTAAGCGCTCTAAGGCTGATTCCTTTTTCTCTTCGCATTGCCTAATAAGATCTTTTAGTTCATCCATTTCGTATAAGGTTGATCTAGGTGTTTTTTGTTGCACACAAAATTCTGTAAATATCGGTATTTCGTTGGATTCTATGTATTCAATCAGTTTCTTCCGTAGGTCCACCCTGTCATGCTTACGAGGCCTACCCCTTTTTCTTTCCATGAATAAGACCCTCCCTTCTTGCCCATCCAGAACTCCGGTTTGCCGTCAAGAATTCCTTGATAATATTCCCATGCCAACTCATCAGTAAATAGTTCCCCGCACTCCTTGCAAGCGTAAGCCTTTGCACTTTTGGGCATGCCAACTGTATCAACTATACCCAACTCAATGCGGCAGTTGGGGCAACTAGGATTGAGACCTCTTTTGACGTTTGGCGGTGACTTTGGATTTTTTGTGGTCTCCATAACTTTTGTAAACCTCCTTAAATACGTCTTGATTAGACTCAAATTTGCGTTGGTCATACTCAGATATGTAGTATTTTAAGGTGCGGTTAAATAGTGCATATAAAGTATGGTTAATGCGGTCTCCGTTAAACACATATAAAGGATTGAAGTAATATTGAATCTCTTTGTGCCCGCCCGTCTCCACCTTGGCCTGGGCTATAATATTCAGGTCCATCAGCTTTTTTAAAAACTTTTTGGTCTGTCTCTCTGCAAGCGGCTTCATTACTCTTATCCCGTTGTCAATCTCCGGTCTACCCAATATACGACTTATGCCTTTTATGTCGTAAGGCCTCACTCCACCATGCCCGCGATACCCGATCATGTTTGAGTCTTTCCAGGTGTGCCTAGACAATATATGTATGCGCCCTAATTCCTGCTGCGTCAATTCGTCCGGTATCGGAACCTGCGTAAAAATTTTCACACTGCCGCCTTGGACCACAAATTTTAAGCCCTTTTCCTCGTCCCAACGGTTCGGGAATTTTCGGCTATACTCCTTAACCTTTTGACCAAAATCATCTCTAAAAGTAACAACCTTTTCCATACGCTCACCTCCCTTTTTTGACCTAAAATTTATACCTTTTGACGGTAAAAAAAGGCCGTTTTTAACCAAAAAAAGGTACTGGGAAAAGTACCTCAAACAACGAACTAGTCGGCCTTACAGGATTTTGACCGCGTAAACGCTTATGTATATATACTATGCAATTTACGCGCACAAAAAAATCAATCTCTTTTAATAGCGTCGGAATTTTACACCAGTTAACGAATCAATCCCCCTGCATCCCTTCTCTCTCCACCTTCCTATATTCTTCCTCCCTCACCGCCATTTCCCAGGCTTGTCCCTTTTTTAAAAAATTAAGCCCCTGGCCGAAGCTAGGGGCTTGTCCAAAAAAAACATCGGAAAGGAAAAAAAGAAAAGGAGGAAAAGAATAAGAGGAATTACACTATTATTATACATCCTTTTTTGCCTACTTTTTTTATTTTTTCATCGACTTTGTACTAATCTTCACAACATATATTTTTAAGAATCCCTATATATAGGCATTTAAAAAGCAAAAATAATTTGAAAAATTTTAAAAAATATTTTAAAAAAGTACTTGCATGATATAAATATATCGTGATATAATAGTATCAAGGTAGAAGATATTAAAAAATTTAAGGAGGAATAAAAAAATGAAAAGAGCAGAAAAAGCATATAAAAAAATTATGGAGGAATTATTCAAGAATGATAATAATCCTACCTATGAATTAGCAGGAATAACAATTGAAAATATGGTAGGTAAACAAGCCAGAATTGAAATGATGCTTGCGGGATTAATTAGATATGCTGGTAAAAATCATAATGGATTATCAGTATATCAAGTAAGATAAAAACGATGAGCTAAAACCGGGGAACCCCGTAAGACCTCACTTCGGGAGGCTGGGGGAAGGAGGAAATAAGATGGAAATTATGATTG